TGCGTCTTGTACATTCCACGGAGACTTAGCATAATGTCTGAGATAAAAGTAGATACCCTCACTGGCAAGACCACCGCAAACGATATCACCGTGACGGTTGGAGACGTGTTATGAGTACGGTACAGGTTCAAAATATAAATCACACTAACGGCACGTCTGCTATAACGATTGATAGCAGTGGCAACGTAAATATTCCCGGTCACGTTATTCAAACTGTAACGCAGAATTTTACAACATCTGTTTCCACCACAAGCACGTCTTTTGTTGCTACCGCTGTTTCAGTGTCTATTACACCTACTTCTGCATCAAATAAAATTCTAATACTTGGTTCAGTGCCTATTTTTGCACAAGGTATTACTGCTGGTGGACACGCTGTATTTAGTGTTTTTAGGGGCGGGGTTGCCTCTGGTACAAATTTAGGTGATGCGATTTTTGGAACGGGGCAAGTGTATTCTAGTGGCGGCGACAACATTGTTATGCTTTCTCTTAATCATATTGACAGCCCTGCCACTACATCATCTGTGACTTATGAGATTGGCATAAAAAGACAAAATCCTAGCGCAATCGTTACCGCACAGCTTGCCGTTAATAGTGAAGTATACAATCTAACTGTGATGGAGATAGCGCAATGAAACACGATGCTATTTTCAAATTGAACTCATCAGTAGTAACCATCATTGACGATACAGCCTATGACGCTGACGGTAATGTGGTTGAGTACGACAACGATGCAGTTGAAGCTGAAGGCAATTTGATTGCATTGCGTAAGGAAAGAAATGCTTTGCTGGCCTCAACAGACTGGTGGGCATCAAGTGATTTAACAATGACTGCGGCGCAAACCACATACCGCCAAGCATTGCGTGATATAACTAACACATACACATCACTGGATGATGTTGTATGGCCGGAGAAACCATAATGGCAGGTAAAATTGTAGCAGATACGCTGGAACACAGCACCGCTGGGTCAATCGCCACGAACTATGCTGTAAATGGCACTGCAAAAGCGTGGGTTAATGCAAACGGCAGTGGCACAGTGTCAATAAAAGATAGTTTTAATGGAAGCAGTATCACTGACCGTGGTGCGGCGCAGTTTACTATCTCTTGGACAAATGCAACAAGTGATACGAATTACGCTATTACTGGCACAATGAATTTTGATAGTATTAATGGTAATGGGTTTCATTCTGCACCAGCAAACACTGCAATCGGCACTTGGAAAACAACTACTTCCAATCAATGTGATTTCTACTATGGAAACACAACACGACATGGTGGCGACCCACAGGATATAGCAAATGTTATTCACGGAGACCTTGCCTAATGAACACACCATCATTCAAAGGCACACACCTGTTTGACCGCCTATGCTGGGCGAAAGAAAACCTAGACGGTGTGCAGTCAGACTACCGTGTGGTCTATGAGGACAGCGTGGACGAGTGCGCCAAGATACTTGTGCCTGACCCTAACTGGATGGCGTGTGCGCTTCAAGGCGGCATCCTGCCACCTGTGTGGGTGTACTGGGAACTGGCAAAGGACGAAGCACAACCCGACTTCAAGAAGCATACTCGTGGTTACTTACTACATCAGACAGAACCTGTTGGTCCTATGACTGAAGAAGAAGCGATTGAATACCTAATTCAGAAGGATGTGCCACAGCACGTCTGGCAGAATTGGAACACAGGTAACAAACCTAAGATGGTTATCTGCCGCAAAGAACAGTTGCCAAGCACACGTGAGTGGCGCAATGCTTGGAAGATAGCTGAAGAACTAAGCGTCACTGATATAGCAGCATAAGGAGTACACAATGGCTGTAACAACATACATCGTAGACAAGGACGGGAATCAGATTGACGCTTCTACGGCTACCGTTCCTTCTGACCGTGCCTTTCGTGGTGCATGGTCATTGAGTGGCAATGTCATTTCAGAAGACTTAACTAAGGCAAAAGAAATCTTTGCTGATAAGATTCGTGAAGCACGTAAACCTTTGCTTGAAGCACTGGACACTGACTTTATGAAGGCACAAGAAACTAGCGCAAGCACTACACAGATTGTGGCTGATAAACAGGCACTGCGTGATGCACCTACTGCTGGTGACAGTGCAACGACTATTGCTGAGTTAAAGGCTGCTTGGCCTACAGCTTGTGGTGATAGCCCATATGCATAAGGGGTAGCCAATGGCACTTTCAAAGATAACAAATACTGGTATCGGTACTGTTAATGACATTACGTTATCTGGCGGCATTTACTTGGGCGGCACTGGTTCGGCTAATTATCTGGATGACTATGAATATGGAACTTGGACTCCATCATTAACTGCAGTTACTACGAATCCAACATATACATTGGACAATTCCACTGCACATTATGTTAAAATAGGCGATATGGTTTATTTTAGTTGGTATTCGTCAAATATAAATATTAGCTCTAGTGGGGTTGGTAATGCGATTGTTAGTAATTTGCCATATACAGCGGCTAATGGAACAGAGGAATACTGGCTATTTAATTATAAACACGGCACTGCGGTAAATACTGCGAATTGTAGCGGCGGTTATATTGCCAAAAACACCACATACATGGTGTTTGTAATAGATGGCCTTACAAATAGTCCTTCTTGGGCTACCGGAAATCCGTTGTATTTAATGGTTTCAGGGGCATACAGAACAACAGCATAACCTGATTGGACATCAGGTCGGACAGTCCAGCCAAAGGAGATAAAAATGGCACTAACAGAAGAAACAATCCAAGACAAAATTGAAATCGTGGGTGACTACAAACATATCCAAGTACGCACCGCAACAGTCATCAAGCGTGATGGCGTTGAGATTAGCCGAAACTTTCACAGGCACGTTGTAGCACCTGACGCTGACATCACAGGCGAAAGCGCAGAGGTGCAAGCTATCTGTGCAGCGGTACATACACAGGCTATAAAGGATGCCTATGCAGCACATCTGGCGGCACAAGAAACTCCATAAGGAACAACGATGGCATACATAGGTAAATCCCCTACAGGAACTGGTGTTAGACAACGCTATTACTTCACTGCTACTGGCGGTGAAACTAGCTTGTCAGGCACTGATGACAATGGTCTGACGCTAGTATTTAGCGATGGCAACTATGTAGACGTGTCATTGAACGGCATAGCTTTGGTTGCTGGCACTGACTACAACACTAGCACAGCCAACACCATCGGTGGTCTGGCTGCTTTGTCTGCAAGCGATATTGTAGAGGTTGTGGTGTATGACATCTTTACTGTGGCTGACACTGTATCTGCGAAGGATGGCGGTACCTTTGCAGCTAATGTAACGGTGAGCGGCACGGTCACAGCCAATCAGCTTGACACTGACAACATCCGCATCAACGGCAACACCATCAGCAGCACCGACACGAATGGCAATTTGAACTTAGACCCGAACGGCACTGGCCTGTTCCTGCCAAACCGTACACCGTGTTTCTTTTCAGAACTCAGTGCCGACCAAACATTAACAGACGCCACCGAAACTGTTGTCCAATTCAACAATGAAGACTTTGACGTCGGGGACATCTGGGACACCACCAACTATAGGCTGACGGTGGATGCCAACACTGTCGGTTATTATCACATTTCTTGTTACTTGTACGCCAGCGGCGCAAACAGCATTGAAGATATGTATGTTCGGCTGCGTAAAAATGGCACCGTTTACGTTGAGAACTACAACGCCTCTAACGTATCTAGCGCATCTGCTTCGGGGACAGTCGCAAGCCTTTGGTTCAGCACTGTCATTCCGCTTACAACGTCCGGCGATTACGCTGACGTAACTGTATATGCTGACCGTTCCAGTAGCGGCACGACTCTTGTCAATCAGATTTCTACATCGCGAACAAGAACCTATATTTCGGGCTTCAGACTGGGAGGCGCATAATGAGTAGGGCAAGAGACTTAGCAGATTTAGGTGGCAGCGCAGATGCGGGTGGCCTGACAGGACGTAACCTCATCATTAATGGTTCGGCGCAGGTGTGGCAAAGAACAACCGCAGCAACAACAGCCACAAACGACGCTTACAGCACTTTAGATAGATTTAAGTTTTTTGAATCAAGTGACGGTGCTTACACTACTGAACGGTCAACAACAGCACCTAGCAGCGAAGGTTTTACTTATTCTTTAAAAGCAGTTGTAACAACCGCAGACGCAAGCATAGCTGCAGCGCAGTATGCCGCTATTAGTCAGTATATAGAGGCGCAAAATTTACAGCATTTAGGATACGGAACATCCAGCGCAAAAAGTTTAACACTTTCGTTTTGGGTTCGCTCAAACAAAACTGGAACATATACCATTGCCCTTGAAAAATCTGATAGCACACTTTATCGCTATGTTAAAGAGTACAGCATAAGCACTGCGGATACTTGGGAAAAGAAAACAATAACAATAGAACCCGACAGTCAAATTAAAGCATCCGCAGGGGCTATTGACAATGACAGTGGATACGGCATCAGAGTGTTTTGGAATCTTGTTTGGGGTTCTACTTTTAACGGTGCTACTGACGCTACTTGGTCTAGTGACGCAAATGACTATGCAACGTCAAACCAAGTAAACTGGCTAGACACCATTGGCAACGATTTTTACATCACAGGCGTCCAGCTAGAAATAGGCGAGACAGCCACGCCGTTTGAACACCGTAGCTATGCAGATGAGTTGGCTAGGTGTCAGCGTTATTATTTTCAATATGATGGCGTTATTCATGGGCAAGCCTACGGAGGGGTTTACACAATGGGTAATGTTAATAACCCCGTAACAATGAGGGCGCAACCTACTTACTCAGCAAGTGCAAACCCTAGTTCATTTACGCTAACCCCCAGTGGCAAATCTTTGGGTTACATTCTTCAGACTTCAGCAAGCAACATAGGAAACGGGGTTACTAATCTTGCAGGAAATGCGGAGTTATAAATGGACATTACATCAGCACAATTTCTAAACAACCCGATTACAAACGAAGCTAACTCACTGATTAAAGTCACCATTGATGGCGTTGAAATGTTCGTACCACTTGACCCAGACAACATTCACTACGCCGAAATCCTACGCCAAGTAGAAGCTGGCGAACTGACCATAGCGGATGCTGACTGATGGAAATGACCAGCCTTGTAGATATGCTGCTTGGCTTGCTTGCTGCAGGTGGTGCGTGGTGGGCTAACGGCATGACCCGTGAGCAGAAAAGATTAGAGATATTGTTAAACAAGACACGTGAAGAGTATGCTACTCGTGAAGACGTACGCAGTGACGTACGCCAAGTGATGGAAGCATTACACCGTGTTGAAGATAAACTAGACAGAGTTTTACAAAGGGACTAAGGTATGGCAGATTTAACAGGTAAAACAGGCGATGCTTTAAGTCAAGAACTTGTAAAGGAACAAACCGAACAAGCGGAACAAACTCAGCTTGAGCCAAAACAGGAAATTGTTCCTAACCTACTTGTAGAAGATCAGAAAGAAATCCTGACAAATAACAATGTTATGATGTCTACGGTATCTGCACCTGTTCCTTCTGGTCTTAGTTCTTCTATGTACGACCAAACAGCCCCCCAACAACAGGCTGCAAATACATATCAAGCTACAACTGTAACACAACCTCAGAATATGCAAGCAGCACAAGCTACGCCTTCTGCTAATGCTCTTGTAAACGCCGCTCAAGGACAATTATCCCCTGCTTCTTTAGCCCAAGCACAGACTGCAACCTTAGATCCTCAAGCAACTGTCCAGTATCAAATGGGACAGATAATGAGTTCGATTCAGGCAGGTCAGCCTCTTCCTGCATGGGCCGCGCCACAAGTTCGTAAAGTAAGCGCAATTATGCAGCAACGAGGCTTGGGGTCTAGTTCTATGGCTGCAGCCGCAATGGTACAGGCCATAACAGAATCAGGCATTGAAATTGCTGCAAAGGATGCAGACAAATACGCAACTATACAACTTGCAAATCTAAATAACAAACAACAAGCAGAATTACAAAATGCTGTAGCTTTAGCCAACATGGATATGGCTAACTTAAACAATCGACAGACTGCAGCAGTACAGAATGCAAAGACGTTCCTTTCAATAGAGACGCAGAATTTAAGTAACGAACAAGCTGCAGACACAATTAACTATCAGTCTGCAGTACAGATGAAACTATCTGATCAGGCTGCTGAAAATGCCGCCCTACAGTTCAATGCAAAGTCGGCTAATGAAGTTGAGATGTTCTTTACCGAACTTGGTTCGCAAATTGAATCTGCAAACAAACAGAGAGCAGCATCAGTAGATCAGTTCAATGTAAACCAAGCAAATGCTATGGAACAGTTTAACGCATCTATGGAAGCATCCCGCCAGCAATTCAATGCAAACATGCAATCTACCATTGATCAAAGTAATGCGTCGTGGCGTAGACAGATAAATACGGCTAATACTGCCACACAAAATGCAGCGAACCAGCAAAACGTACAAACCCTACTGAGTATGAACCAAAACTCATTAAATAATTTGTGGCAGCTTTACCGCGATCAGGCTTCATGGGCTATGCAAATATCTGAAAATCAGCAAGAACGTGCCCACAACGCAGCTATGCAAGCAGCACAAATTGCTGGAAGTAAAGATTTGTATGATGACCAGTTTGATGACTTCTTGAAAGTCAAAGCAATCGATTCAATATTTGGATAGGAATACAGATGAATCTTTTTCAAACAGCTATGACCAACATAGGTAAAAGTATTGGTTCTGGGGTAACCAGCGGCTTAGATAAGCTTACAAGCTATCTTCCGTCTGGTGCACAAAGTTTTTTAGGTGGTGTAGGTAAATATACAGGTATAACCACACAGAGTATAGGTGATTTTGTTGGGGATATATTTGCTGGAGATGTAGGTCTTTACGACGCATCAAAAGCAACCAAGTTCAGCGATCTACCACAAGCCCCCCGAATTACTGGTGTAAGTCCTAGTGGTGCAAAACAGCTTTCCGCTGCAGGACGGGCACAGATGATACCTTTTGGCAGTTCGGACCGTATCTCTCGTGCTATGGAAGACCAAAGAGTACAGCAGAAACTTATGAAGATGTCTCAAAACTATCGGGTTCCATCTCCTAATATTCGTGCTGGAATGAACATAAGCTTGGCAAGTGCAGGTACTCCTAGTGCTACTTTGAGTAGAAAATATACAACGGTTAAAAAGTAGGATTACGCCCTATGACAATGGAAAAACTAACAGCTATAGGCGCACCTCCCGGTCACTCGCTCACAGACACACCGGGAAAATGGGCGTGGGAAAGGCCGCCACAGTTCGCTAACCCAGACGACGCTCTAGACTTTGTTTTGGATAAGATAGAAGAACCATCTCGTGAACGTGACATGTTGCGTATGATGGCTGCAGGGATCTCTATTGAAGAGTTGGTTACCCAAATAGCATTCAAAGGATTTATGAGTGGCTACTACACCCCAGATGTAGCTGAACTAATCAAACCAAGTATCGGCATCTACCTATACCACAAAGCCCTAGAAGAAGGTTTTGAACCTCGCCTAATGATTGACCCGAATGCTGAAGAAGGTATCATAGAAGGCGAAGTTGATGACGTTTCATTCTTTAAGATATTGAAACAACGTAATCCCGAAATGTTCGAAGCTATGAACGAAGAGTTGAATAGGCAAGAGCGTATGGAAATAGATATGATGGCTAGGCGTGAATCTCAGCCTGTAGAAGTTGAAATGCCAAAACAAACTCCGCAATCATTTTTAAATATGGGAGAAATGTAGCATGGCAGATCCACTAATTTTAGGATTCTACGCCGTATCCCAAATGATAAAGGGCAATAAGGTACGGGCTGCACTAGAGGCAGAAGAAGAAAAGAAACGTCAAGAAGAAGAACAGAAAGCTGCCGCTGAAGCAATAGTTACACCGTATGGACGAAAGACTCCTGACGGTCCAGTTGAGAAACTAACTATATTAGATAAGAATTTTTCCAATTACACAGTCACTCATCGTCGGTTCGGAACAGGAGAGATTAAGCCTGTAGAGCCTGATGAGGTAACCAAACAGCTTTGGGAAACAAGTGCTGGTGTTGTAGGTACGCGAGACGAACTAGAAAAACAAATCGTCAGTCTGACAGGAACCAAGTTTGGAACGTGGGACGACTTAGGTGCTCGTGTTATCGGTGACAGAACATTTAAAGGCAGTTCGTATTCAACCAACTATGTCCCCGGATATTCATCGAAGTCGGAACAAGCTGCCAAGCCTGTGTTTGTTTTCGAAGGAACTAACGAAGCAGGTGATCAGGTATTTGGTAAAACAATGGCTGAAGTAAAAGCCAAAGGAGCCACAGAAGGGTCTATCGGTCAAAAGTCGGTTTCGCCTGAGTTTGCTTCGGGTCTAGGGTTCGACACTGCTACCCTGTCTACCGTGCAGAAATCGTTTGTTCCTGTACCAGAAGAAAAGGAACAAAGCAAGTTCGTTGCAGTTACCAAAGATAATAGGCTTGTTTTTGGGAATACTACACAGGAAATTTTAGACAGCAACCCAGACTTAAAAATAGAAGATATTGGTGAAGCAAAATATAGGGGTGAAACTAGAACAGGGGCTATTACATATCCGTTTAAAAAGGAAAAAGACCAAGTTAAACTAGAAAACTTTGTAGACGCTTACCCTTTGGATGAAAGCGGAAAGCGCACCGGACCTGTTAGGCAGATTCCTCTGTACGAATATAACCAAGACAGAACCAAGTACGAACCTACAACAAACAAAGCCTATCAGTTAAACCCTACAACTAAAGAACGTGTAGGTGAATTTGAACTTTTCTCTGCAAGCAAGGCGAAGGGTGCCTTAGACCTATCCCAAGCATTCTTTGACATCAAACACAAAGATGGAGACGGGAAAGACGCACATTTTGTAATTGGCAAAGATTTCAAAGAGCCAGACCAACAGCTTACCGTGTTTAGAAACTGGATGGGAAGTCTCCCTAAGAACAATGCTGGTAATATAGATTGGAATAAAACGGGTCTTGTTGCACCTGAAAGCGTTGGCAAAATGAGGAATTTTGCTGCGTCACTAATCGAACAGGTAACTGTATTTAAAGATCCCACTACAGGTGAAATGGTTCCTAGTCGGGATCTTTTAGCAGACTTGGTTCCGTATTTAGAAAGTAGGTATCCTGTATTAAAAGAGATACCCGGCTTAAAGGATGAAGTTCGAATACGTGCTGGATTAGCGGCAAGGAAAGCAGTGACAGAACAAGCCAGCATAAACAGCGTATCCCCTGAAACTGGCGCAACTCAAGAAGTTGTTGTGGCACAAATCCCAACACAAGTTCCAGCAACTATGGTAGATCCCAATGCTGATCCAAATCAGCCGGGAATACCTGCACGAGTAACCGTCGGTATACCCTTTGATCCAAAATACAAAGATGCTGTTGATTTTGTTATTGCTGACATGGCTCCCGGCGGCACTGAAATTGAAATGAACAGAGCAAAACAGACATTTTCAACTTTGGTAAACTATAAAAAAGGTCCAAACGGAAACGTGGTAAAAGGACCACAAGGTCAGCTTCTCCTTGCAGATGCCCAGCCTCAGTTAGACTTTGTAAATTATCTGGTAAGCACCAAACAGCCTGACGGATCTAACCTGTTTCCTGTCTGGAAGAACATGCTTCGTATAGGCAGTGAAAGAACTGTAGTTAATCCAGAGTTGGAAAAGCAAGTTCGTATAGAGTTTGAAGGTGCAGTAGGCGGCGACTTTGATAAAGGGATGGCACTTATTTCTGCCTTCTCTCCCCCTGTTGCTGGTACTAGCAGAGATGCGTTGTTGTGGAAGGCGCAGAATAACAAGGATAGTCGGTTGTTTGCCAAAGAGAGATCGAGTCGCATACAGCAAGCTGATTCTGCTGCCAATGCTATAAATATTATTGACAGGATGCAAGCTACGTATTACACACAAGACGGTCAGTTCATAGATATCAACACTTCTCTAGGTCAATTTTACGTTGCAGCAGACGGTGCTGTGCACTTATTTAATCAGGTAATTGGAAGTAACTTACAGGGTCTAAAATCTATAGACCGGAATCAAGCTGCTATTGCTGCACGTAATACAATCTTTGGCACGGACACAGAGGGTAGAAAATACTACACTTCAATTTCTGAAGTGCCTCCTGCAGAGATAGAAGAGATTGCAAAACAGCGCGGTTTTAACAACGCAAAAGAATTCTTGGATGCTGAAAAGAAAGCAAGACAAGAAAACATAACAAGCTTTGAAGCCCTAACTAAAGGCTTAGACTCTGACAACGAGACTGTAAAGAACCTTGCCCTTCGCAACTATTATCGGTTTATGGTTGCTTATTCAATGGCAGCAGCTATTCAAGGTGGCACTGGTGGTCGTACGATTTCTGACCAAGACGTTCAAAACATCTTGAAAGCGTTGAAGATGGACAGTGCTTTAGGGCAAGCAAGTACAGAACTTAGAATTCTTCAAGCTGCAAAATCTATGCTGATTGATATTGAAAAGCATTCTCGTGCAGTAGGTAATGGCGGTATGCAAGCTTACGCAGCTATGAAGTTTCAAGAATTCTCTCTGGGTAGCTCTGGCTTGGATATAAATGCAGATATGGTTGCAGGTATGCTGGCTCAACCCGGCGCAACAGTAGAAGCTGGTGTTGATCCGTCGGTTGTTGAAATGAGCGATGAAGACAAACTAGATAAAATAAATGCGGCACAAGGTAAATTTGGCGATACTTATGACACGTTAGAAGATGCCATGAATGCTCTAGGCCAAACAAAGATTACACGAATCTTAGCTAAGTAAGGATACCTGATGGCGATTGATGATCAGAAAACCCTAGAAGCACAAATGTTGCAAATGCAGCAGAAGCAAGCCCTGACATATATGGGCGTCGGTTCTCAGGGTTCTCCTACAAGCTACACCCCACCTATGTCACGTCCAGAACCTGTAGAAAGATTTCCTTCACTAGAAAAGGAAGTCGTTGGTGGTATGGAAGTTACCAAGTTTGATGTCACACGTGATCCCTTCTACATGGGCATCGAACTCAAAACCGACGTACAGCCTCGTGTAAAAGACCCCCGTAAAATAACCCCCGGCGTAACCTTACAGCAGGTTATGAATTTTGACAACGACAGGGTTGTATCAAACTTTGAAAAAGCTATGGGTGTTCGTAACGCTCAAGGCGAAGAACTTCTGTTCCCAGAAGGAATGGACTATGCCCAGCGATTGGAAGTTGCTAACCGCTTTGGAACAACAAAAATAATTGATGATGAGGGTGAACTATTTGATGTCCCGTGGGACAATCTAATATATGAACAAACCCGCCTACCTGATCCAGATCAACTTTTAGAATTTGATGTGCGTACGGGCGAAGTCGAGTTTGTGGATGGTAAAGCTACACCTGTAACAGAGTTTAAGCGTATTCGCGCAAGAGACATGACCGAAGAGGATATGGATCTATACCGCGAAGCAGCTATGCTGACATCTTTGAACTTCGTTGATCCAGAGATTGGTAAGCCCCTGTTCGCTGACTTGATGAACAAACGTCTGATTAAGGCTGGTATCGAAGATGCTCGTACTCGCGCAGACATCATTGATTATGCAGTGTCTGCCCCCGGAATGGGTGACATCGAAAAAATAGCAAGTATGGTTGGCGAAAATGCTATCAAGTTTCCCTTTCAGATGGCTCTGTGGGGTGTGGGGGAACTCATAGATGCTGCTGACAATCTCAGCTTGGACTTTGAAGATACAGACTTAGGGTACTTTGATATACGACAAAGTGAGCGTCGTCAGGCTATAATGGACACGTATTGGGAGCCTCTTTCTCACCGGATGATTGCAACTATGGCCCAGCGAGGAACTAAGATTTCGTTGGCTGATGCGGAAGAATATATCTACACCATGACAGGATTGGCACCCCGCGTAGCAAAAGTTGCCGGAGAGATTATGATACCGACAAGAGCCGCATCTGCTCTGTCTGCACTACGTTCTAAAAAGGAATTGGCACGATTCAAAGAATTTTATGCTGAACAAGTGTCTAAGGGAACTAAACGAGATTTCAATCAGCTTTTAGAAGATTATAAAGTTTCGCGTTCTGGCGTAGAGGCAGGAGATAACCCAACATGGTTACAAAAACTAACTGCAAGCAGTGTCGGTAGTCGTGTAACTAGAGGCTTACAAGTCGATGATGCTGCTATGCAAGTCGGCAACCGTGCAGAGGTTGTATCTGCAACGAACTATTTGAACAATCTCAAAAAGAGAAGAGAAGCGTATTTCTCCGGTGTTAAAAAGCGTGGTGGTACACCGGATGCAAACGACACAAATAAGTTAGCACAGTTTGATTTAGACATCAACAATGCTACTATAGAACTACAAGCCATAAGCCGAATTAGTGCTACGCCTAAATTTATCCGTGATGCAAAAGTCACTGACATGTATTTAGTTGTAGGTGCAGGTACAGCCGGACACATATTTCAGCAACGGGATGAAACCTATGGTATAACGGGCGATTCAATGATGGGTGAAATCATAGGTTTAGGTGCTGGTATAACTTATGGTTTAGCAAGAGGAAGCATACCTGCTGCTTATGCAGCCCTACAAAAGACAGCCGTATACCAGAGATTTGGTGGTAAAAAAGCGCATGTCAGGTTCCTTGCAGAAAACATCAGCACTTATTCCCCTGAAATGCAAGAAGGTATAATCCAACGTGCAGAGTATTTAGATGAAATCTACGACGTGTTGGTTGCAGAAGGATTAGATCCTGACTTGTTGGCTCAAGGTTTTGGTTCGATGACAAACCTAGTCACAGTCAAAGCACTAGAAGATTTAAGTCGTAGTAAAGTATCCGTAAAGCAAATCGGATCACTTGCCACAAAGGAACTAGAACAGGCCCTGAATGCTCAACGAACATTGGTTGCAGAACTTCGGGGTGTACTTCAAGCTATTGAAGGCGGTGTAGGAGATACTCCAAAAGGGGACTTCTTCCGTTTGGTGCAGAGATCTATTGAGGTTGGGCAAGAATCTATAGATCAGTTAGCTGCAGATATCTCTGTTATAGAGAAGCGGGGTGTTCAATACTACCTAGATTTGATTGACGGTAACAGTCAAAAGTATGGTCAGCAGCTAGGCCCAGACACCGTGCGTAGCTTTGATGACGCTATGGGTCGGTTGCAAGATCAACAGTTAATCAACGCCGCAGATCTACCTAAGATGGAATTTGATAAGGTAGCAAACGATACGCGAGACAACGTTGCAGCCGTAGTAACCAAACACGCTGACACCCTTCGTTCAGAGTTAGCCAGTGAAGCCCAAGCTAAAAAGGCTGTAATCGGGGCTGTTGGTCCAACAGTAACAGCAGCAGGAAGACGCAACGCTGCAGAAATAGCTAACTTCGACGAACCGGGAAGCTTGTTAGCTGCACTCTTAGAAAGCGGTCATGCCGCCGACAAGGTAAAAGCACAACGTATGTACGGTGTGTTGGACAATGGTAAATACGTTGACGGAGCAGGGAACGCTCTGGATGGCAATGTCTCAGTGGATGTAAGCGATGTGTTCGATGCTATATTTACAGGGGTGCCTGACTTACCGCTTCCTAAAGTTCGTGGGGCAACAGTTAAACCGGGTGACCTTGTCATCTTAGATCAAACTTTTCAAACCTTATCCGACCCGTTCTTTGCTTCTCTCGCAGAGGGAACCGACAAGACAGTTAAACAGGTCGTTGCTGATCTGAAGAAAACATTTGAATCTCAAGGTAAACAGTTTAGAAAAGGTATTAGCGATCAAACCCAAGTTGTGCAGTTCATGCGTGAAGCAGCCGGAGAGTTAAACAGCACCCTTGATATTTTTGATATGAACTTTAACCAGCTTCGTGAGTTGGACAAATCAGTTCGTCACATGAGGTTTACTGCCCGTCAGTCAGGTAACTTGGAAAGAGCCAACACACTACAGACTTTAGAAGAAGCTATAAACAATAAGTTTGATCAGTTCGAAATAGTAGACGCTGAAGGTAACCGTGCGGCGATAGACTCTCTGAACGTTACATTTACAGATGACGTAGGCCAAACAAATATCATGCCCGTGAGAGATGCTTTGAACGAAGCTAACAGGGAGTGGTCTAAGTTCAAGTCTCGCTGGTACGACATGGATGAAAGAGCACAGGTGCCTAGATGGATGTCTTGGGGTAACAGAAGCAACGTTGATGTATCTGTAAATAACCCTCTTGGTATACGCTACGCTACTAACCCGCGTGAGTGGTTTAACGTCAAGCAAGTCGGTAACATGGACCCGAACGTACAAGGCAAGTCGTGGTTCGATTCCTTGCAGCGTACTCTTGGCGATGAGATTGTTGATCCGGCTACAGGCTTACCACAGTACACTTTTGTCGAGGGAACACCTATGACAAATGCTGTTACATCTACAGCAAAGGCAGCTATAGCAGATTACTTCATCAGTATTCAAGGCAAAGTGGCTCCGGCAGAATTGGCAAGACAAGCGGATAACTTGAATCAAATATTTGTTATGCGTGGAGCAGACGGTACAATGAAGCCTATGCTCGATATAGGCACAGTCATTGACGACGCTATCGGCTTTTCCCGTAAGACAGTCGGTGATCAAGCCTTTGATACGGCAATGGCTCGTGTGCAAAGCGACATACAAACACAGTTAACTAAAACCTTAGAACCTGCAAAATTAGCAAAGAAACAAAAAGAAGCAGCCGTTTCTATTTTAGAAAACTACACAGGTGCTCGTATACCTGCAGATCAAATTGCTGATAGGCTCGTTGGCGGCGGTGAGTTGCAACTATCTACGATCAGACGCGAGATTAAAAACACATTAAAAGTATCTGACGAAGAGGTAGATGGAATTCTTGCAGATGTTTATATAGATGCCCTAGAAAGAAATGCCTTTAAAACAACCGACAAACGAGTTATGATTGCAAACGGGACGAACATTCCTGAATCGGTTATTGACTTGGATCAAATGCAACGAATGTTAGGAACCAACGACCCAGAGAAAGCTGCACTTATCAAGCAACTGATTGGTGAAAAGCGTTACAAAGTCTGGGATGCCACCTCTAAACTTCTTGCAGACAGGCAGGTAACTAGACAAGGTGGTCAGTTCGATATAACAGGCGTACCACGTTCGTTTAGTGTGGAATCGTACATAAGCCGATTCTATGCAATCAATCGTGGTGTTATTAGCCCCCGCTATGTTATCAGTGAGGCACTGCTTCAACAGTTCAGAAACAAAAGGTACAACACAATTCAAGCTATGCTTTCTGATCCTGAGTTGGGGGGTATGTTCCTTGAAATGGTTCGTACAGGAAAGCCTCTGACCGCAAAGCGTGAAGCAGACTTCTATAATCTCCTAGTTGCCTCGTACGCTAAAACAGCAAACATAGTCGGTAAACCTGAACCTGTGACTATGAAAGATAAGTATGGCAGAGCGTTTACACTCTACCCAGACTTAGACACAGGAATTCCTGTAACTGGACGCGACGCCCTTGTAGGTGAAGGTGTTCGTATACCTCTTTTCCCAGAGATCGGAAAACGATCAGAAGACTTTAAACAACCCTCAATATTTAATTAAGGATGAAATGATGAAACAGTATCATAACGGTCAGCGCAAAGGTATGATGTACGGTGGTAACACCCGTAAGCCTATGATGTATGGTGGCAAGGCAACCAAACCTCGTAAGAAAATGCAAATGGGCGGCAATACCATGTCTGCTCCTCAACAAAAACAACCTATGGCTGCAACGTCTCCAATGATGCCAGTGTCACCTATGCCAACTTCTCAGCAACGAACTCCAATGGCACTTGGTGGCAGAGCAAAGCTAGGTGACTTGAATAAAGATGGTAAGATGTCTGGTTATGAAACAGCCCGTCAAAATGCTATCGAAAAGAACATGAAGAAGACAAAGAAAGCCTAAATAAACTTTCCAGACTTCTCCATCATTTCATCTGCCATAGACCGTAGATAACGCAACAGGGATGCTATTGAGTGTGCACCTTCATACTCTGGCATCCCTTTGTTCATTGCTGATTCGAACTCGTGAGGTGGCACACCATCCCATACCAGTTCGACATGTCCGTCTTGATTCAAGTACGCTGTAAATTGAAATAGGTTAGCCTTATGCTGCTTCTTTGCCATTGACAGTCTCTAGTTCTTGTATTGCTAGGTTGTAACAGTCAGCTTTGAAAACAAAGCCGTTGGCAGGATCAACATCACCCACCTGATATTTAGTTGCCTTTTTATAATAGTCTGCTTTAGGTATTTCTCCAAGTATCCACGCCTTACTATAATCAGTAAGGATACGGACAAAGACATAGCTATCGCAGTCCTGTTTCGTACCGTGTGCCGCCACAGAACAATCGTAGTTAGGTGAAGGGGTTGTGTTGCACCGTTTAGTCTTTACGTCAACACGTCGGTTTCCTACCATCAGGTCGTAATCCTTACTGTTGGCTTCAATACCGCCAGTGTAATCCTGTACGATAATCTCGCCAATAGCACCGACAACATTAGATAGGCTACCAGTTATGCTGCCCTGTAGTACCCCTACAGAGGCGGCTTTCTTTTTGGCGCGACGAATAATCTCAGGTGTTATTTTTACTTGGATCATAGATACCCTCTTTAGGTAGGAAGACCATAACAAACGAACCACAGCTAGGGCAAGTCAAATTTGTTTCCATGCAGTATTCTTCGTCTTCGTGATCTATATCGTGGTCTGCACCCCACACCAATTCGTGTTTACAATGCCAGCAGTTCAATTGCTTTCTCCTTACTTATCTTAAACCATTCGCCACGACGCTCGACAGATTCAGCCTCAAACTTACCTAGCAGGTCGGTTTCGGTAGCATGTCTGTCCTCTGTCTTTACAGATTTAACTATGGTGTAGTCCCGAAAGGGTGATGATGTTTGGTAGTTGGATAACCTGTCGGTTGCAATTGCCGCCTTACCAACCTTCACCCACTCAGGCCACGCTGGGTTCATAATCAAGTACACTTCCCCTTCAGATGTCTTTTCAATCTCGCTATGCGACCAAGCATCATCTAAGGACTTGTACTTTCCCGGTTTATGTAAAGGGCTTTTCTTAGATATTTCTTTACCATTTACATACATACGCAAGGAATCCCGACGCTTTACGGCATCAGGATTATCCTTGTAGTACATAGGCTTTCCTGTGTACGGATTTGGGTCGAAGCGATTAGGCACTTTCATCCTCTTTTGGTAAGCCTTCAAAACTATCATACTCAGTGTTTTCTTTGTCTATGGTTTTTTCAATTAGATGTATCAGCCCTTCGTTGATAAGTAACTTCTTTGCTTCATCGTCACACTCAAACACTACAGTGGCTGAACCATTTTCGTGTTCGATGTATTTTTCTACTTTAATAGATGCTACCATTGCAATACTCCTATTCAGTAATTATACGCTACAAACGATAAGTACGGCCTATAATTTGCAGCGTATATTACTACGCCGCACTCAAATCCACAACTTCACAGACTCCAGCCGTACAAGCCAGTTCCCGCGAACCACTAGTATTATCTTCTTTTTCGAACTCTGTTAACTTGTTCCAGTCAATATGGACATTTTTGTACATCCGTTCCCATTCAAGGTATTCATCTGGTTCGATGTCCTGATAAGGAGCCTGTTGATAGGTGTGGTCACTATGCGGCAAGAACGACACGCCAGATGCAACGTCAAAGTTCTTGTACACCCACGCACCGACTTCCATCCACTCGTGCTCCTTAACCGACACGGTGATAGATGGTTTGTGTTCGCACCAGTGAATCGCATATGTCTTCCACAGTTCTAGCTGTTCGATAGCGGTAGTCTGTGTACGAGTTACGGCACCATCAGGAGATTTCATCGGGAAACTAAAGACTGTTGTAGAGTCCGGCTTCATCATGTCACGCTCGTGATGTACACCGCTTTCGATGAGGAACTGTGTCAACGGGTCTTTGTTGTCACCACGAACCGTACGAATGAAATAATCATTGTGCCGTGCGTGAATACCACTAGCCGCGTCCACGAGTTGAGATACAGTACCCGATGGCTTTACACAAGTGATTGCTGCACTCTGAGGTATTCCAAGCATGTTCGCAAATTTCTTGTTGGTATCTACGGCTACCTGACGCATTTCTTCTAGCCAACGCTTGCTGTCTACGTTCTTTGAAAGCACGTGATGATCCATGATACCAGTCAAGGATACGCCTAACAAACGCTCTTCCTCTGTGTTGTCCTTCCATATCTTCCTCAAA